ATATTTTCAAAGAAGACCGAGATTGGGTGAGATTAAAGTTTAAAGGGAAGAGTCTATGATTTTGTAAGATGGACTGTTCAGTTTGTTGTGATAAATACAACATAACTAATCATAAGAAAATTGACTGTTCATATTGTGATTACTCATGTTGTAGAATGTGTGTGCAATCCTATCTCGTCTCGACAATGCAGGACCCTCACTGTATGAATTGTAAAAATTTATGGAATAGGGAATTTTTAGCAAAATATTGTTCAAAAACTTTTTGTAATGGTGTTTATAAAAAACATCGTGAAAAAGTTCTCTTGGAAAGGGAAAAAATATTAATGCCCCAAACCCAACCTCTTGTCACAAGAGAAATAGAAGCGCGTCGTATCGAAAAACAAATTGAAGAAATGAACAGGGAACTAAATACACTTTATATAAAGCGTGCTACTTTACTTGAAAATGCACATATTGTTAGGAACACAAATGTTTCTTTAGATGATTTGGAGAGTCGAAGAAAATTTGTTAGAAAGTGTCCCATCGATGATTGCCGAGGATTTCTTAGCACTAAATGGAAATGCGGTGTTTGTGAAAATTACATTTGTAATTCCTGTAATGAATTAAAAGAGGAGGGACATCAATGCAACCCCGATGCAGTTAAGACAATGGAATTATTGAAAAAAGATACGAAAGGATGTCCTTCATGTGGAACTATGATTACATTTATAGAAGGGTGTAGACAGATGTGGTGTCCATCGTGTCACACAGCCTTTGACTGGGCTACTTTACGAATAGACACCGGTAAAATTCACAATCCCCATTATTATGAATTCAAACTACAAAATGGATTACAAGGTAGAGACCATGCAGATATTCCATGTGGGGGTATTCCAGACATTTATGAAATATGTGGTGCTTTAGGTGTCACGCATAAATATATAGTTGAAAGAATGACACTCAATGAAACTGATAGAAAACTTGTCAACATTCATAGAGCAATTATACATATAGAGAGAATAGAGTTGAGATATTATTATGACATAACTGAAGAAGACAACAAAGATTTGAGAATATCTTACATGATGAATGAGCTGTCAGAGATTGATTATAAAAAGAAAATTCAAAGACGAGAAAAATCTAGGGAAAAGAAAAGAGACATTCACAATGTATTAAGAATGTTCATAGATACAAGTGGTGATTTATTAAGACAATTTGTGTTAGATAAAAATAAGAAAGAGGAAATATACAATACATTAGATAAATTAGTTTCATATACATCAAGGGAATTAAAGATGGTTAGTAAAAGATACAATTGTGTTGTTCCTTATTTTACATATGATTGGTCCTTTAGAAAATAATGTAATTATATAATAGATGATAATAATTTATGTTATTGCAATTATAATATTTTTGTATTTGTTGATTCCAACATACAAAAAACCTCGCGTCTACAAGGATTTTATAACAGAAGAAGAACGCCAACACATCATGGAGCGGGCTAAAAAAAATTTTAAGCCCTCTCGTGTAAATGGTGATATAGACACAAGTAAAATAAGAGTGAGTGATACTGCGTGGTTAGATCCAAATAATGACCCAGTTGTTAAACGAGTTATGAAGCGATGCTTGGGTAAATGTGATAGACCATTACGAAACTGTGAACATTTACAAGTTGTTAGGTATAGACCAGGTGGATATTATAGACCACATCACGATGCGTGCATGCTTCGCGCGGGGTGTCGTGAATATAACCAGCTTGCTAATCAGAGAATGTTTACCTTCCTCATAGCATTGAATGATGACTATGAGGGAGGAACTACATCTTTTCCAAATTTAAATAAGACATATAAATTGAATGCCGGTGATGTGCTCAAATTCCACAACTTGAACAATTATGGTTGGGGTTCTGACTCTTCACTACACTCTGGGGACCCAGTTAAGAGTGGTGAAAAGTGGATATGCAATGTTTGGGTTCACACCTATCCATATTAATAACCGACATTGCTACTATAGTTGGAAAAAGTTTTACTAACAATTCATTTTGTTTCATATCCTCCTTTTGAAATTTCTCGGGGTTTAAAAGTCCTTCCCAAAGAACTTCTATTCCTCTCTTAAAGTGAAAAAACGATGCTCGCAGAACATATAGGTATTTATTCATTACACTAAACTACATCTTATTCTTTAAATTGTTGGAATAAATTCCCACCTTAACTCTTCACATATTTTTCTAAATAATACATCTTGATTGTATAGTTTTTCTTTACTCTTCAACAATGGAAAATATTCTAGGTATTCATCTTCCCCTAGGAGTTCACAAAACTTATATAAAACATATGAGTATGAAAGAAAATTCTTTCTTTCGGGTGGACAATTTTTTTCAAACGGAGCTTGAATATCTTTGAACATTATTCTCAACCTCTCTTCTAATTCTTGTGGCATTTTTGGTGCATTTATACCATTGAGAATATTTGTTATATATGGAACATGTTCATAATATTTATTTAATTTTAATTTTTTGAGCAGACTTCTAATTTTAGCATGTGTTATGTCTTCAAGTTTTTTAATTTTAATTTTCTTGAGTTCAATTCTTAGATTGTCAATGACTTCTTGTGGAATATTTGTCATTTCTTGTGCTTGGAATTGAGACAACCATTCATTGAAATGATTTTCTCTTTTGTATGAATAATTAATAATTTTTTCTGTTGATTCTTGTTCTTCCCTATATGTGAGTTCTTCGCTAATTATAGTGTCTACAACTCGACCACAATCACCACATACAACATCGGTTGTTTCATGGAACGATAAAAGATTTGATGTATTGCAGTTGGAACAATATTCTTGTTTTTTTGTTTGTGGTCTTTGTATATTTAAATTTTCAACTTCCGCGAGATAGTCTAGATAAATATCTTTTCTTTCGAGACCCTTTGTTTCTTTACAACTAAACACATTGTCTGTTGATACATTTGTGTCTTGTTCTTCCGTGTGTCTCGACATGTAAGGCATGCATCTAATAATGTAGTCGGCCATTTCCGTTTCTACAAGAGATTTATTATGGGGTTCATGTTTGATTTTATGTTCAAAGTCATCTAAAATGTTTTTGTATCTGCTTAAAAAATTACCTTCCATTAAATATAATGTTTCTTAATCTTTTAACCTCTATTATTTTGTGGGGATATGAAAAGTATAGTTTGTTTTTCAAGAACAGAAATTACAAAATTATATATCGTTCCCTTGAATATTCTATAGACCCCGATGAAGAAGATTATATTGTCTCCGGTGAATTTTGGTACAAGGAATCAAAGTATTGGAGCCATTATAATGTCAACCACTACGCTGACATAACAAATGTTGATATGTCAAAACATCCAATTCCTAAAAATGTCACAAAAACAATAGTGTGCACAAAATACTATTATAACAATCGCGTCTACAAATATGTCACGGAAGGCGTGGAACATTCATGGCCACCTCGAGATGATTCAACAGGTATTTTTTTACCTATCACCCGTGCGTGTTTAATGAATGATGATTGTGAAGTTGTTCGAGATGTCACGGAAAAAACAAAACGCTACGCCGGTCCTAGGAATAACTTTTACGGTGAAGAAATTCCTATCCGGGATATTTTTACTTATGATGAGATGACACTGACTAAAGAATACCCATATTTGGTTATTACAACCGCCTTGGGTCAAGTCAAGGGTTTCAAAACTCATTGTGATTCACTCAGCTTTGTCGCCAAGTAGAATCTTAATTCTCCTAGATTAGCGATACTATATTTAATAACCAAAAAACGATTACCTTCTTCCTGCATAAGCTGTAGCATCGCACACATACTCGTCGCTTTTGTGAAAATATTTAAATACTTGAGTGAATATTCTCCCGAAAGTTCCTTTTCAACATGTTCAATGCATTCGATAGAAGTTTCTTGGTTTGCAAAATCCCCTTTACATCCGAGTGATATTATATTCCCTTTTCTTTTAATCAAAATATCTGTTCCAATGTTAGTCATGTCTCGACAAATTCTTTGGAAATCAACGGATGAGATGGATGTTGTTATACTTATTGGAATTTCAGGAACTTCATAAATGTTTTCATTTATGTCCAACAATTTGAGTTCAAACTTTGTATTTGTTTTTTTGCTTTCACTCATGATTTCAATATTCATAAATTCTTTGGAATTGATTGAAAGTTTGAGTATATCATTATTTGTTATAGACTTGAGAAGTTTGAATGTGTTTGAAATGTTTACTCCTGCAACAATTGGTTCTTCACATTCATATTCTTCAAAGTTTTCGGCTGAAAGTCGTAAATCAATGAGTGATGTTCTCGCTGTATCGAGGGTTGTTATGAAAACACCTTCAGGTTTGAAATATATATTTACATCGTTTAATATACCAGAAAGAACTTCGAAGCACGATTTGACGGCAGAAGCCTGAATAGTAACAAGCTTCATTTACATAAAGATTTATCTAATTCTTTAACTAGGTTGATTTCCGTGCTTAGAATAAGAATCTGTCACATCGGATGTAATCTTTCTCTCTAAATCTGGAGTCATAGCTGGTTGGAGAGATTGTCCATAATTATTAATATCGAAACCAATATCGCATGCATCTTCTCCGTCATCTATAGATGAAAAAGTGCTGCTGAACCCCCCTTCGAAACTGAGATTTGTTATTTCCTTGTTGGGCAAAAGGGATTGAAACCAGTTTTGTATTTCTTTACCCACGAGGACCTTTCCTGTTTTTGTGAGTAGAGTTGGAACAGACCTAACCCGATCTTTCAGAGCAGGAGGTAATCCATGTGTATTTACATTGTGATATTTGACTACATTTTTGAATTCAGGATGTTTATTCAAATATGCGATGAGGTCATTGCTGTGATTGCATTTGGGGCTATATATCAAAACACTGGCCATCTCTTGTATTACCTAATTTTTTAATTGCAAAAAAAAATAACGCATAATACTAAATGAATAAATATATTCTTTTGCTTTTGCTCGTCCTGGTATTTGTCTTGATGACCCAGAAGGAGGGCTACAAAGAAATGTTTGGATTTTCTGGGCACAAGAAGGAGGCCAATTATTTGGTAATCAACGACACTCTCATAAATATTTCTGATTACCAGGAAGTTCCAGTGAAAGTTGGACCACACCATCTTCAAGCAATTATTTTGAATGCGAACAAGTACATAACCGAAAAAATTGATGACTGTGCTTACATTATTGAGACAAGTGACATTAAACAATACAAGGGTTCTGCCACTTATGAACAGATTGTGCGGGCTATGTTCATGTGTGTGAGAAACAAGGGGTACACATATGGTTTTGCGGTGACTGTTGATGTTGAATATGACACCGCTAAGATTTTGGGTGTCCGAACTCAACCATTGGGAATTGATGCTCCTTCTGATGTTTCTGCTTATACCTCTGACGGCGTCACACAAAATTTCACAAAGTATGAAACCATCAAAAAATCAACCTTGTTGACTCGTGGTGATTTCGAAGAAATTTTGCCAGATCCGCGTCCAACCAGTGCATAAAATAACTATAGCAGATATTAGGTAATATGTCATGTTGCGGGTAAGCGATGTGATAAAAGTTGATTATGAGCGTAAAAGAATTCGTAAAGAGATATACAATCGAATTTACGAACAATTTACTAGAAAGGTAAAGCTCAGCACAGAGATGGGATACAAGCATACAATGCTTACTGTTCCTTCTGTGGTTTTTGGTTTTCCTCCATTCGACAGGGAAATAGCTGCTCAATATCTTGCGAGACAGTTTAAGAATGGTGGTTTTGAAGTAAGTATAATTGACTTGTATACTATTTATGTTTCTTGGAACATTAATATGAAAAAACCCAAAAAGAGAGAAGTTCGTGAGGAAGAACCAGAAGAAGATATTGACCTTCCTAATTTCATGAATTTGAAAAAGGCGGCAGCCAAATACAAAAAAAGTGCGTAATGCGACTCTAAAAAAAACACACTTTTATCATAAAATGGATAATAACTTGAGCGTGCTTGTTGATGCCAAAAATGAATATCAGGAACAACTCGTGCGTCTCATAGCGCCAGTTATGATAGAGGTATTTCATGCTATGTTTCAGGAAGCCACAACAGCTTCCAAAAACCGTAAAGTTTTGCAAATGTTTCAAAAATATTTGAAGGAAGTTCCAAATTGGTCTAATGCCATGTCCAAATCACACAGCGATAAGATTGTTAATCGCTGTTCTTGGTTCAATGATTTGTTGGCCGCTGTTTTTGTCAGTAATGTTAAAATTCTTTCTGCTGTCCGTATTCAAAGTGGAACTAAAAAGCTTTCTTTGAAGCTTCCATCTAACGAAGTGTTTGTTCAAACTGTGTATAACAATGCCGCAAAAGATTTGTATAATGACCCATATGTTTTCAGCGAGGTTCAATCTGAATACCGCAGAGATGACGAACTTACACAACGCTTTGGTCGTTGCATTGAATTAACCATCAAGGAGTTGATTCCAGTTCAAGACATTCTTTCTACTTACATGCACCAAGCGAGTAATCAGGATGAGTTTGATGTTGACCACCACGATCCAGTGGACGACGATGATGTCGAGGGATATACAGAAGACGCTGAAGGTGGTGAGGGCGAAGGCGAAGGTATGGTGGATGAACCACCAGAGGGTCCAAATTTAGATGAATATCCAGATGGTGCTCCTCCTCAACCAGAAGAGGGTGAAACAATGCCCGATGAACCCCAAATGTCTGAAGAATCTTCCGGGGTTCCATTCGAAACTGAGGTTGGTGTTAAGACAATCCCAACCCACGACACCCCAGGGGAAGAAGAAAGTTTGTTTGATGATGCCCCTGAACAACGAACAAAAAAACTCAGTTATATGTAAATGGAACTCACCGAAACTCTTAGAGACCCCACGGGCGCCGCGTTGGTCGCTGCTGCTTTGACCGCGGGGTACATTTACATCAAGGAACAAATGAATAATGAACCAAAAAAAGAGCTAAATGCTTATTTGAAACCAGCGGTGCTTAATGCCGTCATGGTTTACTTTATAGTCGACCAAGGCATCTCTCAAAAGGAGATGCTTTCTGCAGAGCCATTCTAAACTTAAAGATAAAACCTATAGTATATGTATAAAAATGGCTTCTGTCTCTGCTTTCAACGACATGATGGGACAATTCATCGCGGAACTCCACCGGGCGTTTCCAACTGAAAAAGGAATTAAGAAGTTCATGACGTCGTTTGAATTATTGCGTGATGCGAACGGTCGTAAATGCGTCGAGGCTTACATGGGAAGCATTGGTCCATATTCAACTAAAATCTCCAACAAGGATGAAACTTTCATTACCGAAGACCTTCCAAACATTGAATTTATGAAGGACTTGAACATTAAAGACTTGTGGGGTTCCGCGAGTGGCAAGACGAAGGATGCCATCTGGCAATACATGCAGACTCTCTATATGTTGGGAACCGCTATTTCAGCTGTCCCAGAAGGAACTTTGAGTGTTATTGAAAACATGGCGAAGGATGCTGCTGACAAATTGCAGGGGAGCGATGGTAGCATCGATGAAGCCGCTCTTCAAAAAATGATGGCGGGTTTCCTTGGTGGTATGATGAAAAAATAAATGGCTATTATATAATAAATGAATCCTTTGTTCGAAGGTCCAAAGAAAACATGGTTCGATGATCCAAAGATTCTTTTTGATGTTAACAAAGTTTTTGAATTTTGGCCAGTTGCTTCACAAACTTCAGAGGAGCGAGTGAATGCGACTTCTAGGTTTATTATATACGCTTCTTGTTTGATTTATTTATTGCGCCGTGATGTCCGTATCTTTGTTTTAGGCATCATGATGTTGGCCATCTTATACATTATGTATAAGTCAAATATGGTCAAGGAAAATATGTTTAGGCCTTCAGTAGCGGATGACATTGCTCGTGGTAATTGCCAAGCTCCAACTTATGACAATCCCATGGCCAATGTTTTGATGTCTGATTACGCCAACCCCAACAGACCCCCAGCTTGTTATTCCGAAAGTGTCTCCCCATTGATTACAAAGGCTTTGAATGATACACTCCCATACGATGCAGGACGCTCTCGTTCTCCACTTCCTTCTCAGCAGAGAGCCTCAGCTGCCCGTCAGTTTGTGTCTTCCCCCGTGACAACAATTCCAGGTGATCAAACAGGATTTGCCGAATGGTTGTATGGACCCAAGTTTGGACCCATGTGCAAGAGCGATGGTTCCACTTGTAGCCCAGACGCGAGAGGTGCCCAACTTTCTCAATTTGGTGGATTGGACATGATCGGAAATAAGCGAGGATAAATATTCTTAGTAACTAGTAAATGGAATATCAATTACAGCCAGATTTGCAAAGAATCCAAAATCCAGCGCTCCCCACAAATTCCGCAATCGAACATGTTTTTACTTACCCCGAAGGTGCACGTGAGCAAAACTTTGGTTCTCGACCAAACACAATGCTTTACGGAACAGCGCCTTATATGGCCGGTAAGGGTTCTCCAGCTGCTTTAATTGAAGTGTCCGATGAACTCCGTCCACAAGCCACTACTCGCTTCGGCAAGGTTGTCGTCAACAACTACGAGAAACAACATTTCCCACTTGATACATCCATGCCTGCTCCCTCTCTTCCCAATTTATATGAACCACGAAGCTCCCGTGCGGAACTTCAGAACGATTTGTTTGATTTACGATACAATAAAAAATATCAATAAATACTAAATGGCTGACCCCGTCTCTGTTTTAGCTTTATTAGGTTTGGTATATACTGGAAAAATGTTGGCTGAAAACCCAGTCTCCCTTTCTTCCAGTCAACAAATATTGAATCAGGGGGGACCAGGTCCCTCAAAGATTAAAGACGCGACCAAGGTGGACGTTGAACAAATCAATCTAAATACGGATTTCAAGATAAATAGTGAAGAAAGACAACTCACAAGCCCAGAGGTTGCTGAAACAGCTACTTTTGCCGATATTGTGCCACAAACCCGTTCAAGTGGTGGCGAAGTTTTGGACATGAAAGACCGATTTGCTACTGGTTTGAATGTTCATAACAACCTTGCTTCCATACCAAAACAACAAGTTGGTCCAGGTTTGGGTATTGGAGCTGATGTTCCAGCGGTCGGTGGTTTCCAACAAATGTTCCGTGCTATACCAGAAAATGTTGGTGCTTACCGATTGACAACTCTTCCAGGCCGTGCTGGTCCAGGCTTTGACCCACGCGGTGGTCGTGGTCAGAACAGGCCAACTGTTGGAAACAACAAGCCAGAAAAGACCGCTTTCCTCCCAGAACGACGCCCCCCAGTGTTGGGTAGGGCTCAGGGTCCAGGCGGTCCAATGAGTGGTGTCACCGTTCGTTCAAGCCAACAGCGCACTATGCGAACCACAAACCGTTCAGAAACTGGCGCCAGAACAGATGGTCTTCAATACGCTCCAGCCAAGAAAATTGTTGCCCACGGTTCATTTGCCCAAGGTCCAACTAGAAATAAAACTGATATTGCCGATGGACAATACGCTTATATGGACAACGCTGCTCCAGGCATTTCAAGCTTCTACGGCGCCTATGAGAACTCCACCCTCGCGGAGGCTGCTGGTAATAAAGTCAGAACTCCAGCGGAACTCGCTCGCTATGGTTTGCGCCTAAGCGATCGTCGTGCCACTGTCCAAAACAGAGGTGCCAACGCTGGTCGCATGAATGTTCGTGGCAACCCACTCCAAGCGCACGGTATGGTCACAGCTGTTCGTTCAGACAACAATCGTTTGGATGGATACACTGGACCAGCCAACGCGGGATGGACACAACAATATGTCAAGTCGAAATACCAAGACCTCAACCCATACAAGGGACAAGAAAACAAACTCGATTTGCAATTGGCCAAGAGACAACTCAAGAACAACCCTCTTGCACAGACACTTTCCAACTAAATTATTATTTCAATATGTATGTTTTAACATTCATTAAAATTATGTCCCTAAATTTTAATGAGTGACTACTACGTTTTAGATGTCGATAGTGGTGACAGAGATGCAGTTTTGTATCCAAATGTTTCCAATCTAGAAATTTATTTAGAAAACGAAATTTATGAAGTCTCTAAAATTGAACTCACATCGGGAAACATTTTGATTCCCCAAATGGATATATGTGGAACAAATAAAAGTTTTCAGGTGGATGATACTATCATAACACTCGATGAAAAAAATTATTCAGATGGTAATGTTTTTGCACAAGATTTACAGACAAAGCTCGTAGGTTCTTCAAACGTGACAGGTGTATCATTTGATAGTAATACATACTCCCTCGTCTTTACAGGAAGCACTGATTTTACATTTAAATTTAAAAGTGGTCATAATGGTTATGATATTAATAATGATGAAACAACACCCCATGAAGTTATAGGTTTTACTGCAACCGATGTATCATCAAGTGGGAACACCCTTCGGTCAGGAGCTGTAAATTTTAATGGTCCAGGTGCTCTAGTTTTAAGACTCAGTTCTGGTTCAGATATATACGGAAAAGACATTTATTACCACAAACCATACTACACGGGTAAAATTCAACTAGGGAAAGGTGCTCGCACAAAATTCATAGGTGGTAATGACCTTGTTGAACACTGTTTTAATTCTGGTAAACAAACTACTTTACAGAGTTTGAGAATGGAATTCTTTTATTCAAGCGCCGGAAAACTTATTCCATATGATTTCAGAAATTGCAATTACACGCTGAAGTTTAAAATAAATTGTTCAAAAGAAAAAGTCATACCTAAGGTTTCGAGGGATGTATCTTTGCCTCCACCAATAAGCATGCCCGAGTTTGAGGATGCTGATAGATGGGAAATGTATAAAGTATACATTGCTATTGGGGTCATAGTTTTTATGGGCGTTTTTACTCTCATTATCGCTAAACCCAAGACAGTTCCAAAACCGCCTATCGAGTAACCGCGTAGATTGGTTGTTCTGGTGTCTTGACCCTCTTGTTGATAGTCTTGACAACCATGAACACCGCAATGGAGAGGAGGGTGGTCAACACGGCGGTCAACGCGTAGTGGGCGCCACCGTTGTTCTTCACACGGACAATCAATTGCACGAGGAAGCGGACGAGGTCCATCCAAGACAGGGCAGCGGCGAAAGCGAAGCCACCGACAATGGCATTGAGGGACTGAATTTCAAGTTCGGAAGCCACGGACTTAACGACTTCTTGTGTGCTCATTTTTACAATAAATATAGAAAATTATTCTGGGTCAAATTCTTCCTTAGTCATTACACTGTTAAATGTTTTCAGAGGTTTTTTGATTGCTACTGAAGAATATTCTTCGAAATATGAGTATTCACTACATTCACTCTCCGTGTCATCGTCTATATATTTGAATTCCTTATACTCTGACAAGTTCCATCCTTCTGGAGCCACATTAGAACTCATTATTATCTAATGCATTTTTTAATATTTCTTGGATAGGGCTTTCAGGTTCCCAATCTTTCCATCCATCGTATGCATCGTTGACTCTTTTCATTTGCGAATCAGCTCCTGAATATCGTTTGAACTCTGGACAATCTTCGGGGTCTACAATCTCAATTTCTTCTTCTTCCACCTCGATATCATCCTCGTCTTGGAAGATTGAGCCACTAGATTCACCAACCTTATACATAATGCAATATTTCATTGCATATTCAACATCTTCATCTAGCATCGTATCACGACCACAGGCTTTTGCGTATTGACCAGCAAGTATCATTCCCTTTTCCAAAACCGGCTGGATAAGGTCAAACATTGTCTGAATCATGTTGTCCCCAACGGGGTTTTCATGTTGAAGCGCAAAACCTGTCCTCATGGTAGTTTATTGTTATACAACTCTCTCTTTTATGTTGCTTCACTCATGAAGCCATTCTCAAATGAGAACATTTTAAGACCGGTGTAATAAATATATAAAATGTAAGTTTCTGATAATCTTTCTACATTAGAATCAACTATACCATCCAGATTTATTCTATAACCATTTACTGAAAAATTACCACCATACATCTCAACATTTAAAAATGTTTTATCAGAATTAAAATTAGAAAAATCTAGGGTTCCCGTCGGACCAGAATTAATCGGTGTCATTGCAAAGGAATATGTGTAAATGTTTTTCTGTGGACATGTTAATCTTGATTGTAAAGGAATGTAGTATTTGAAATATTTATGATCGGCCAATGAAACATTTGGAAGATCTAAAGAGTTTAAGAAAATTTTAGCATTCTTTATTCTCTCAAAACGGAAACGACTATCAATCAAGTTTACACCATCTGAAACATAGGTATTACTATATTCTCTTGGAAAACCTGAATCCCGTATATCCATCTCAACTGGTAGTTCGTATTCAAACTTTTTTCTTCTCACAAACCAGTGAATAGCTTTAACTGGAATAGATGGCGTTAAATTATTTTTTATAATTGGATCACCAGGGGTTGATTCAATGATTGGATTTTTAAACACTAAATTAGCCAACAAGTCATATTTCTCTTTGACATAAAACAATCTATCCTCTGGAGATAATGTAATTTCCTCTGTTATAATCTTGAATTCATTAAGAGTTGGAAAATCAAAATCTGTTGCTCTCAAGAATTTTGGTTCAGAAATTGCATAGCTTGTTGTTGGTTTACTAAAAAACCAAATACTATGGAATTCAATTTCAAGAATAATTTTTTGTTTATACATGGCACACAATGGAAGATATGGACGATTTGGCTTATTCACATCATATTCTGATTGAGCATACTTTCTAGAGAAGAAAAAGCGAAGTGGGATTAGAGTTGGAATTGTAGAAAATGCCCCTTTAGCATTTAATCGTGCCTTTTCATCATTTCTTCTCCAGTCCACTGGAAACATCATTCGATTCAATAAATAATCATTCGCAGCTTGTTCACTTGTCTCTAAATACATCTCGTTATAAATGACTTGCCAATCGTCAAAAATTTTTTCAACTTCTATACCATCAACCTTGAAAGCTATTGACTTTATTATACTGTTTCCAACATATCTACTGTATATAGACCGAGGAAGCTCAATCATTAAATACATATTAGCCAACAAATCACCCATGGATTGAGGGTTCAATGTGACCTTGATAATATTACCTTCTTGACCAAATGGCCAATATTTCTGTTTTGTTCTATTATCAATACGCGTAGTTCTATAAAATCTCGTGTAATCGGTGTGTCTTATCTCATCATATTTGAATATAGATTTCTCTACATCATCTGTTACGAGATGAACGTCTTGACCCCCAATGGCATTGAGGGCAATGACCCCAGCTGTGCTAGGACCGGGAACGTCACACATACTCTCCTATAGTATGTTATTTTTAATTTCTTTAATAATCATATGGATGACAAACCTGAATGGTGTGCAAAACAAGAAGCCCTTGTATACAAATGGGCTGAAAGAGCGGCTGGATACAGATGGTTACATAACAATGCTCGCATTAGATTAAAAAAAATATCAAACAAATTGACATTGCCAAGCATTATAATATCAAGCATAACCGGAGTTGGTGGCTTTGCAGTGCTAAGTCCAGATGAACCAGAACCAGATAAAAGGTTAACGATTATTCTATTCCAATACTTTTTTGCTACACTAAATATTATAAGTGGCATCCTTACATCCGTCGCGAAATTCAGTCAAAGTCAAAAACTTTCTGAGGCACACTCCCTCATGTGTATTCAATACGCAAAATTCTACAGAAGTATTGATTTAGAACTCTCCCTTGAACCAAGAAATAGAGCACCGGTATTAGATTTTGTCAATAAATGCAAAGAAGAGTATGATAGACTACTCTCCGAATCCCCTGATATACCCCCAGAATGTATAGTTGAATTTAATCAAGAATTTCCACAAAAAATGAACAAACCAGATGTATGTAACGGACTAAGTGTTATAGATGTATGCAAATTCACACCAAAGGGAAAACAAGAAG